GAACAGTGGGTCAAGACCACACCAACGAAGCGAGTCACGGGCAGGCGCCTGCAGGCCATGCGCGCCAGTCTGTTCTCGCGTCATCCGCTATGCGTCCTGTGCCTGGCTGCTGGCCGAGTCAGCGTCGCCACCGAGCGTGACCACATCATGCCGCTGGCGGAAGGCGGCCCTGACGACGAGACGAACGAGCAGGCACTGTGCGCACCCTGTCACGACGCCAAGAGCGCCGGCGAGGCCAAGCGTGGCCAGTGGCGGGCGCGAAATCGATCGAGCATGGCAGGTGGGGGCGGGTGAAAAGTCTAGGCCGCGCGCACTGGAAACCGTCCGCTTATCCGAACTTTTATCGGGACCAGAAACTACCCCCGGGGGGTTAACACCGGCTCGCCTTGACCCGCTTTCCGAGAGCCGACCTTCAAGGCATGAGCATGGACCCAACCAAATATTTCGCAACAACGCTACCGGCGGTCGGCGGCGACAACGTCCAGGTGGCGACCGGCGATCTGACTTCGCCGGCTCCGCCGCCGGTCATTGGCCTGAAGGACGAGGAGCTCGAGGTGTACGACTACATCTGCGCTTCGCTGCGCGAGGCCGGGGTCGAGCACCTTACCGCCGGCATGCCGCTGGCTGTGATCGTCCGGACCTTCATCGACTGGATCGCTGCGTCGAAAGAGTGCGCCGAGAAGGGCCGGTCGCAAACCTCGAAGACTGGATGGTCAACCCCAACGCCCTGGGCCGACGATGAAAAGCGGCTCAAGATGGAGTTGGGACAATGGCTTCCAAAAGCATGTTTGACGATTCCCGCCCTGGCGCGGGTACGGAAGGACACGGGCAAGCAGGGCGGCCAGGACGATCTGTTCGACGAGCTCGTAAGCCACGGCATCAACTCACCCGGAAAAAGGTCGCCGCATTAACGCCAGACGTCCTGCACGAGTGGGACGAAGCGTATGGACTGCCGGTCCTGCGCGGCGAGATACTGGTTGGCCGACTGGTCTACCTGGCAGTCATGCGGCACTACGTCGACTTGCAGAAGGCGGGGGGGAGGGGGCTGCAGTTCGTGCCGGCGCACAGCTGGCACATCATCGAGTACATCGAGCGCTTCTTCGTCCACATCAAGGGACCGCTCGCCGGCAAGCCGATCCTGCTCGACCCGTGGCAGAAGTTCTGGACCGCCGTGCTGTACGGCTGGCGCCGCACCATCGATGGCGGCCGCCGGTTCAACCGCGGCTACGAGGAGGTCGCGCGCAAGAACGGCAAGAGTACCTGGAAGGGGCCGCAAGGCTCCTACCTGTTTTCGATGGACGGCGAGATCGGCGCCGAGGTGTACGCGGTGGCCACCACCCGTGCGCAGGCGATGACGGTCTTCAAGCCGGCCTTCGACAACATTAAGCGCATGGCGCGCCGCTCTCCAGGTGTGGCCCGCTCGTTCAAGATCCACAGCGGACTTAACCAGGAGCGGATCGAGCTCGGCACGTCGGTCTTTGCACCGCTGCCGGCGAACGCCGAAAACCTGGACGGTCTGAACCCGTCGGCGATCCTGTTCGACGAGCTGCATGCACAGCGTCACCGGGATGTCTGGGACGTGATGGAGACCGCGCTCGGCGCTCGCACGCAGCCGCTGCTCTCGGCGATCACGACGGCAGGCTTCATCCTGGACGGCATCTGTACCGAGGTCAGGGGATACCTGATCTCGGTGCTTGAGGGGAAGCGCGTCGACGACGACTTCTTCGGCTACATCTACACGCTCGACGAAGGCGACGATCCCTTCGAAGAGGCGAACTGGTACAAGGCCAACCCGGGTCTGGGTAAGTCGAAGACCCTTGCGTACATGCGCGGCATGGCGCGCAAGGCCGCGGCGCTACCTGGTGCGCGCGCCAACTTCATGACGAAGGACTTGAACATCTGGTGCAACAGCGCCGAGGGCTGGTTCGATGTCAGCGTCTGGGACAAGGGCGCCAAGAAGTTCGACCCGGCGAAGCTGAAGGGCCGCCGCTGCTTTGGTGGCCTCGACCTGGCGTCGACGCGCGACCTGACCGCGTATGCGCTGTTCTTCCCGCCGACGGACGACGATCTGAACTGGTACGTGCTGGTCTGGTTCTGGTGCCCGCAAGAGAAGATCGACACGCAAGAGCATGACGACGCGGCGCCCTACAAGGCGTGGCAGGAGGCGGGCTGGATCACTGGCACGCCTGGCAACGTCACGGACTACGGCCCGGTGCGGGATCGGATCCTGAAGTCGATGAAGGACTACGACGTCGCTGAGATCGGCTTCGACAAGTGGAACGCGCTGCAGCTGGCGAACGAACTGCTTGAGAAGGACGTGCCCCTGGTCGAGATCCCGCAGAACACCGGCGGCATGCACCCGGGCAGCAAGATGCTCGAAGAGCTGGTGTACGGCTTCCGCCTGCAGCATGGCGGCAACCCCGTGCTGCGCTGGTGCGCAATGAATACCGCGCTGCTGTTCGACTCGAACGGTAACTTCCGGCCGGACAAAAAGAAGTCGAACGACACGGGCAGGATCGACGGCATCGTCGCATCCGTGATGGCGCTCAGTCGGGTTGCTGCCCATGAAGACAAAGGAAACATCGATGACACCATTTTCAAACCGATCCGCTCATGAACCTGTTTAATTCCTTCCGCACCTGGTTGGGTCGAAGCGGGTCCGTGGCCGAGACGACGGGTGAACAGAGGTCTTCGCCTGGCGCGCCGCTGGTTCCCGAGACGGTCAACATTGGCGTCGACGGTGCACTCCAGATCAGCACCGTTTGGGCTTGCATCGATCGCCGCGCGACGACCGTTGCAAGCCTGCCGTTCTTCGTCTACGAGCAGATCAAGGGCGAGAAGGTTCTGGCGCGCACGGCCAGGCTGTACGCGATCCTCCACGACTCGCCGAATTCGCGCATGACGCCGTTCGAATTCTGGCGCGCCATGATGATGTTTCACGACTTGCGCGGCAATGCGTATGCCCGCATCGACCGGGACGCGAACGGCGAAGCGCTGGCCTTGTGGCCGATGCCCGCCGACCAGGTGACGGCGCATGTGCTGCCCGACGCCGCGATGGTCTACCTGTACCGTATCGGCAGCGACGTCGCCGTGCTGGCTGCGGAGAACGTCCTGCACCTGAAGAACCTCGGCAACGGCACGACCGGTCTGGCCAAGCTCGACTTCATGCGCGCGACCACCGACGAAATGGCGAAGGCGCAGGCCGAAGCAAGCAAGGTCTTTGGCGCCGGCGGCAAGCCGACCGGCATCCTCATGGTCGACAAGGTTCTCAACGCGGCACAGCGTGCCGCGGTTGAACGCAACTTCGCCGGCTTGACCGAAGGCAGTACATCGCGCCTGCAGGTGCTCGAGGCGCACATGAAGTTCGAGCAGCTGTCGATGACGCCCCAGCAGCAGCAGCTGCTGGAGACACGGCACTACGGCGTCGAGGAGCTCTGCCGCTGGCTCGACGTTCCGCCTGTCCTGGTCCACCACAGCAATGTGACCGCGTGGGGCTCCGGCATCTTCGAAATCAAGGATGGCTTCTACACGCTGGCGATACGCCCTATGGTCATCAGCATCGAGCAGGCCGTTCGCAAGCGCGTAATGACGCCGCTGCAGCGTGCCACGATGGCGGCGGAGTTCAGCCTGGACGCCCTGCTGCGGGGCGACCCGACGAAGCGCGCGGACATCAACGCGAAGAATGTGCAAAACGGATTGAAGTCGCGCGCTGAGATCCGGCAGCTTGAAGGAGATCCGTACATCCCCGGGACAGATCAGCTCACGGTGCAAAGCAATCTTCTCCCGCTGGACATGCTCGGCAAGGTCAAGCCGACGGCGGCCGGTGGAGACGGAACGAACATCGCTCAATAACGAAGGAACGCCATGCTATTCAAATCTTTGCCCATTGCCGAAGCCCAGTTCAAGCTGGAAGGCGACGACGCCACCTTTACCGGTTATGCGTCGACCTTCGGGAACGTGGACGCCGGCGGCGATACGATCCTGAAGGGCGCTTACAAGGAAACGCTCAAGCTGTTCGGCCTGCCGAAAATGTTCTTCAACCACGATGCCTACGCGGTCCCGATCGGGAAGTGGGTCAAGGCGACCGAAGACGACTACGGCCTGCTGCTGGTCGGCGAGTTCACCCCTGGCAATGCGCAGGCCGAGCAGGTGCGCGCCGCGCTCAAGCACGGCACGGTCGACTCGCTGAGCATCGGCTACTCGCTCAAGCCCGGCGACTTCCAGGAAACGCCGACTGGCCGCACGATCAAGCGCGTGCACCGCCTGCCGGAAACGTCGATCGTGACGTTCCCAATGGATGGCAAGGCGAAGGTCGACCTGTCGAGCGTGAAGTTTGCCGACGAGGTTGCCGGCATCGCCACCATCCGCGACTTTGAATACTTCCTGCGGGATGCGGGGAATTTCAGCAAAGGGGCGGCACAAGCGCTGACCGCCCGCGCCAAGACGTTGTTCACTCTGCGGGATGCGGACGACATCGACGAGGCGAAGTGCCTGGAGAACACGATCCTGGATCGCCTCGTACGGCTCAGCCAATAGCCCCGCACCACCAACCCATCGGGCCGCCATCGAGCGGCTTTTTTTACGCGTAAAGGAATGCAATGTCCGAAGCAATCATGAAGGCCCTCGACGGTGTCGAGAAGAAGCTCACCGATATGTCCGCGAAGGCGGACGGCGAGATGAAGGAGCTGGGCAAAGTCAGCACCGAAACCAAGGAAGCGATCGAGAAGTTCGGCAACGAACAGAAAGCGCTGGCCGAGCGCCTCCTCTTGCTGGAGCAAAAGGGCACGGCTACCGGCGACGACGCTCCAGCGGTGAAGTCGTTCGGGCAGCAGTTCACCGAAGCCGAGTCGTACAAAGGCATCCAGGGCGCCGGCCGTCAGCAGTTTGGCCGCGTTGCGCACGAAGTGAAGAACACCGTCACTAACGCCGTCGGCTCCACGTTCAGCGAACGGCGCCCGGGCCTGGTCGAAGGCGCCTTCCGCGTGTTCACCATCGAAGACCTGCTGACCGCCATCCCGGCCAGCTCGAACGCGATCGACTATGTGCGCGAGAACGTGTTCACCAACGGCGCTGCCGAAGTGGCCGAGGGCAGCGGCTTGGCGCAGTCGAGCATCACCTTCGTGCCTGAGACTGCACCAGTGCAGGACGTCGGCCACTTCATCAAGATCTCCCGCCAACTGGCGATGGACAACGCCGCTCTGGCTGCGTACATCGATCGCCGCATGGTCTACGGCGTCAACCTCCGTGTCGAGGGCCAGCTGGTGGCAGGTAACGGTACCAACCCGAACCTTGCCGGCCTGACCAAGGTGGGCAACTTCACGGCCCACGGCTACACCGCCGCATCGCTGACGGCGCTGCAGCTGTCGCCAACCAACCGCTTCGACCTGATCGGCAAAATGATCGGCGACTGCGCGGTGGCGGATTACCCGGCGGACGTTGTGGTCCTGAACACCGCCGACTGGTGGACCCTGCGCCTGGCGAAGGATGGGCAAGGCCGCTACCTGCTGGGCGACCCGGGTTCGGCTGTGGTGCCGATGTTGTTCGGCCTGCCGGTTGTCGCAAGCAATGCGATGACGTTCGGCAAGGTCTGGGTCGGCAGCCTGGCGCAAGCGGCAACGCTGCATAACCGCGAAGGCATTGTTGTCGACCTGTCGGATTCGGACGAGAACAACTTCCAGCTGCGCCTGGTCACGATCCGCGCGATGCGTCGCCTGTGCCTGACCGTCGAGAAGCCGGCCGCCACCCGCTACGGCGACCTGGTCCCAGCCTGATCAACAAGGGGCCGCTACTGCAGCGGCCCCGCCCCTGGAGAACAGAATGAACCAAGTCCAAGTAAAGATTACCGGGCAGGCGATCACGGCGCGCTATGGCACGCTGAGCACCGGCGACATGCTCGTTACCGATGCGGCGTTCGCAAAGCACCTGGTCGAAGACTGCGGCGCCGCCGAGTACGTGAAGAAGGCGCCCGCAGCTGCTCCGGCGAAGCAGGAGACCACCGCTGCGACGAAGCCGGCAGCCGCGAAGGTCAAGGCCACTGTGGCGACGAAACCCACGGCAGCGGCGCCGGGTGATGGTGGCGGCGCCACACCACCTGGGGGTGCTCCTGACGAAACTGCCGGCGCACAGCCACCTGTGGCGCCCGAAACGTCCGGCGATATGCAGACGTCTGCACAGTCGACTGACGCACCGTAAGCAATGGCTGGCATCGGGCCAGCCACAGCCGCCTTGCTCGCCGAACTGCGCGCATGGGCAGCTGATCCGCTAGCCGTGTACTACCCCGTCAATACCACCCGCGGCCGTGCCTTGATCTTCCCCGAAGACGTGGCCGCACGTACCGATGACCAGTTGGTCGCAGTGATCTGCGAGAAGCTGAACGAGAACAAATAGCGAGGACCATATGGCCGCATTCACTAAGCTGCAAAAATTCCCGGAGGCTGTGGCCCATGGCAAGCACAACCTCAGCACCGCGCAGATTAAGGTCGCGCTGACGAATGTGCTGCCCGTGGTCGGCACCGCCGGCGTCCTGGCCGACATCACCGAGATCGCCTACACGTATTGCTCCAGCCGCAACGTGACCACGAGCGCCTCGGCGCAGACCGGCGGCACGTACAAGCTGACCTGCGCGGACTTGACGCTGACTGCTGCCGGCGGCCCTGTTGGCCCGTTCCGCTACGCCGTGCTGTTCAACGACAGCGCGACCGCCAAGGACCTGATCGGTTTTTACGACCGCGGCGACAGCATCACGCTGCTCGACGGCGAATCGATCCTGCTCGACCTCGACCAGGCCGGCGGCGTCCTGACCTTGGGCTAAGCCATGGCGATGAAGCACAAATTCGTGTCGACGAAGCCGCCGACTGCCGACCCCAACGACATCGACTCTGAGACGTGGAACGATGGGCACGTTGTCGACGCTGCCGGTATCCCGATGGCGTCGAGCGTTCCCGGTGCTGCTGCCCCGACGTCCGGCCTAGTCACCTTCGCGCAGGATTTCGCAGGTCGGCCGGCCTTGAGCGTCATTGCGCCGGGCTCCCCGCAGGTGCTGATGCAAGCGGCATTCCTGCGCTGTCGCCCGGCGTACTGGCTACCCATGGGTGGGTCGACCAATATGGCCAACATCGGCATCGGGTTCAATCCCGGAAGTCCGACTGCGCGCAACGTCGGCACGGTGTCCTTCTTCACTTCACACAGGCGTATCGGGTATCTGACCCCTGCAACAGCCAACGCCAACGTCAACGCGCGGGCAGGATCGGCGGCGGACCGCCTTTACTTCATCGGCACAACTCCACGTACTGGCGGGTTCCTGCAAGTGTGGCGAATCGGAACAGCGCTGTACGCCAATGACGCGCGCTGTTTCTTCGGAATGTTGTCGAACTCAGGGGCGTACGGATCGGCATCCCCCAGCTCGCTCACCGACATGATCGGGATCGGCTTTGATGCGGGCGATACGACATGGAGCATCTACTGCAACGACGGCGGCGGCGTACCGAGCAAGATAACGCTTCCAGCAGGCTTCCCATGCAACACGAACAACGTCGATGTGATCGAGTTTGCCATGCGCGTCGCGCCTGGGACACAAAGGGTTGACTGGCAGGTCACCAACCTGACGACGGGCGTGGTCGCCACCGGCAACATGATCACGGACCTGCCTATCGAGATTCCGCTGCAGCCGCACCTCAACGTTACGAATGGTCCGTCTGCCGCTGCTGCTGGCGTCGATCTCATGCTGATGTACATCGAAACGGAGAACTGACATGACCACCTGGACAATCTCCGTCCCGAGCGGGGTGATCTGCGAAGACGGCGTTCCCCTGGTGCAGGACGACAGCACGCCGGCGTATCAACGCTACTTGGCATTCCTGCGGACCGGAAACGGCCCCACCAAAGTCCCGGACGCCGAGCCTGCCATGTCGCGTATCGATGTGTCGGCCTGGCAGATTCGCAAGGCGTTGAATATGACGGGCCTGCGCAACTTCGTTGAAGCCGCCGTGGCGGCGAGCGATGACATCGAACTGAAGGACGGCTGGTTACACTCGCCGCGCTTCTATTCTGACAACGAGCTGGCCATCACGATGGGTGCCGGGCTCGGAAAAACGCGCGAAGAAATGTACACGCTGTTCCAGCTAGCGGCGAGCCTCTAAATGGCGACCTTCGACAGCGGCGCCTTTGACAGCGGCGCCTTCGACACCGGTGTCGTCGCCCCAGCCCGCTACACCCTAACGGCAGAGCCGGGCGTTTTCACGTTGTCCGGTTCGTCCGCATCCGCGCGTGCCGCTCGTAAGGTCGTCGGCGCCGCTGGCGTTATGACCCTGGCTGGAGGCCCGGTCGGGTTGAATGCTTCGCGCAAGATCGCAGCTGCGCCTGGCGGTTTTGTACTGGCCGGCGCCGGGGCGTCGCTTCGTGCGTCGCGCGCTGTTGCCGTGTCGAGCGGCGCGTTTGCCGTTGCCGGTCCGGGGGCCGTGCTGCGTGCCTCGCGTCGAATCAGCGGCTCATCGGCAGCGTTCGCGCTGGTCGGGCTCGACGCGCGGCTGACCGTGGTGCGCCGGCTGGCCGCAGGTGCTGGCGCGTTCACACTCGCCGGTGGCGCCGCACAGCTGGTGTATTCGCCCGTTGTCGAGGGCGACGTTATTGTCGCCCAGACGGGCCAGTTTCTGCTGACCGGTTCATCTGTCGGCATGCGCGTGACACGCCGGTTGCAGGCCGGGCCCGGCGGCTTCGCGCTTGCCGGCAGCGCCGCAACGATTCGCTGCGCGCGCCGTCTGGCGGTCGACTCGGCCGCGTTCGTTGCGGCCGGCGGCGCAGCTGTTCTTCGCGCCGCGCGGCGCCTGTCGCTTGCACCTGGTGCTTTCGACTTGGTCGGTAACCCGGCGGTGCTGACCTACGGTTCGAAGATCGAATACGCCCGAGCCCCCGCCGGCTCCGGCTACACCCCACAACGCCATGAATACCAGTCGCGCCCTGCCCAGGTCGGTGGCGGCCGGCCACCTGCAACCGAGAAGAACTATCGATGAGCAAAGAACAAACATCCGAACCGGTTGCGCTGGCCCTGACGATGGCCGAGGCCAAGCAGGCATTGCGCATCGAAGAGGACGACACCTCGCTCGACATGATGATCGGCATCTGGATCGCCGGTATCACCGCGGAGGCGGAGGCGCAAACCCACTGCGCGTTCGTAAACCGTGGCATGCGCGTGACGCTCGACGAGTTCCCGGACGCTGTCAAGTTGAGCGCTCCGACGTTTAGCGTCGAGTCGGTGAGCTTCCTGGATCCGGACGGCGTGATGCGCACGCTCGCCCCGGCAGACTTCTACGTCGACCGCGTCACGGTGCCAGGTTACATCGTGCCGGCGCGCGGCAAGGCTTGGCCGGTGACTGAGGTACACGTGAACGCGGTCTCGGTCGACTACACGGCCGGCTATGGCCCGACGGCCGCCACCGTGCCACCTGCGGTCAGGCTGTACATCCTGGCACGCCTGTCCGAGTTGTTCGACCCGGCCGCGCGCGAGTTCAAGGAAACCCAGGCGTCGGTATTCGTGAGCCGGCTGCTCGATGGCCTGTGGGTGCCGGCCCTATGACGATCGCGCACCGACTCAATAAGCGCGTGCTGCTGCAGGAGCTGATGGCGGGAAAAGACGCCAGCGGCGCGCCCACGCAGGTCTGGCGCAACGTGGTCACGACCGGCGACGGCAAGGTATGGGCGGGCATCCGCGACCTGACCGGCCGCCAGTTCGTCGCCGCCGGCGGCACGCAAAACGAAGTGCAAACAGAGATCGAGATCCGGCACCGGCCAGGCATCGTCGCTGCGATGCGCGTGCTGCACGGCGCCGACGTGTACGACATCAAGGCAGTGTTGGACCAGAAGGGCAAGGCGGTGCTGCTCATGTCCGCGAAAGGAGTGAACCGTGGCTGATACCAAAAACCTGACCGGCTTCAAGGAGCTGGCGAAGGCGCTGAAGGAGCTTGGGCCACGTGTCGGGCGCAAGCACCTGCGCGCCTCGACGGCAAAGGGTGCCGCGGTCATCCGAAAGGAGGCGCGCGCCCTGGCACCCGTCGACACCGGCGAAATGCGAAAGGACATCCAGATCAAGCGCGAAAGAACCAGCGGCGATAACGTCGCCAGCTATTCGGTCTACACGCGCGGCGGCAAGCGATCGCGCCTGGCAGGCAAGGCGCGCAACGTCGACAAGGACAGCTTCTACTGGAAATTCGTAGAGTTCGGCACCGTGAGGATGGCCGCCCAGCCATTCATGCGGCCCGCGTTCGAGGCAAAGAAGGAGGAGGCCGTCGATGCGCTCGGCGCCGAACTCGACAAGCGCATCCAGAAGGAAGCAACCGACCTCGCGAGGGGCCAATGACTATTCTGTCCGACTTCCTCGCCCTGGTCGACCCGATCATGGATGGCCAGGCCTTCCGCAGCGTCGTGCCGGATTCGGCCGTGGCGCCCTACGCGAAGTTCTTCCGGGTTTCGGGCGTCGAGGGCGTCACGCTCGACGAGAACGGCGGGG